GTGACTCAAACAAGTTGAAGCTGGCAGATGTGAAGGCTGGTGATGTGTTGATCGCTGATGCAGGATTTACCTGCATTGAACCGGATGCAAGGTTGACTGTCTACAACAATGGTAGTTACCTAGCTGTGCGTTGTGCGAGGGGAACACATGCGTTGGATGGACAGTTGAATGATAAGGGTGAGCTGGTTGGGTTTAGGAAAGAGAGTGTCTCAAACCTTGTGGTTCTTTGGGAACTGCTTCATCCAGAGATGACACACGAGAGGCTTGGCCTGATCCCATGGTGGATATTCGCTGGTGATCCTGATCCAGCATGGAAGCAGATCCACAAGCACTATGAGCATGGTGGTGGGTGGCGTCACGGCAATATGGGATTTAGGATGCTTGCCAAGCATGTGCTGCGTTACCCTGGTGATCCTGATCTGTATCCGCTGGCACAGGCTAGACTACGCGACGAGTTGATCCTATTCTACGATCATGCGATTGTTGCCATCCTTCAAAAAGATGGCAGCTTCGAAGCGTCGAGGGTCGATTGATGAAAGCGGAAACTTGGGTCGTGATCGTACTTGTGTTAGGGATTTGCATCATATCCCTAGCACTCTTTGGGTGCCAGATGCCACTGAGGACAATCCCATGAGAACGAACGAGAGCAGAAGACGGGAGTACGCTAGACGCAGGAGGCTATTCGAGCAGTTGCGTCTTCAAAGTGATGTGTTGTGTGACTCACACGAAGATCACAAGCAGACCATTGTGTTGAGTCGTATGATGAATATCATTCTTGATATAATAGGGCCGAGGAGGTTAAATGATGAGTCGCGGCAAGCCCTTGCGAACCATTTTTCTGATAGTGCCTACGACAAGAGCATCGATCCGACAGTTAAGTTGGGTGGGACGGGAGAGCGGAACGTGCTACATCTTGATGGATTGTTTGACATCACAGACCTTGCGAAGCGAGTTATCTGGACTGACACCCGCGCCAGTCGTGTTATTGAAGGGACACAAGCGTGACTTGCATCGTCATCATCGTAATCGCTATCGTCGTACTCGGTTGGATTTTCATCCGAGGCTTTCATTGGGTCGCAGGAGAGCGGGGTTACGACTAAAATAAGTGTTGACAAAGTGTTAGCACTATGCTATCATCGTAGTCTTGGTCAAATGAAGGAGCAGGCAAATGACTGAGCATTGGGATCGATCTGAGTATGACTCAAACAGTGCGACGAGTGTGATGGGACTGCCTAAGTTACTGAGGGCAGTCGCATCGCGTTTGGAGAACACACTCTCAACAAGTGATGGTGAGCTTAGCAGAGAGTTGCTTGAGCGTGCCGCGGATAGACTTGACTACCTCGAGAAGATCGCCACGGTTGCATCGCACGTTGTGTTACTGGTGCCGTACAGCAGGAAGGGTGGACAGAAGAAGTCCAAGGTGCCACGCGAGACGTTGATCCGATTGTGTGATGCGCTCAATGAGGTTCCAGAGTTTCGCGTGAGGAGGATTCGATGACTGACATCGTAACCCTCGCCTTCACTGGCTTTGTTCGCTTTCCTGCTGATCCTTCCATGTCAATTCCTCTAATTGATGAGTCGGGGGTATTCGGTGGGATCAATCTTGCTGGCTTGCCGTACACTTCGTTCTACAAGTTTGACTCAAACCATGTCTTGCTGGATGCAAGCATCACCATAAACGATCATACGCTCGACTATGGGGCTACTGGTCCTTCTTATCTCACTTACACGCCATCTCAAGTCGCCGTCACCACTTCCCATGTGAACAACTTCATAGTTGGTCCTCTCATTACCTTTCCAGACTACCAGACCAACTCAGTAGGGTTCGGTGGTTCGTTTGACTTCGGTACGCAAGTGGGTCAGCTTTCAGTCCAGAGTCTCGAACTCATAGTCCATACACCTGCGCCCGTACTTGGTGCTGGCTTGCCTATACTCCTTCTCTCCATCCCCATTCTCAAGCTACTTCGGAGACAGTCATGACTGATAGACTTGCAGGTATTGTGATCGGGTTGCAGCGGATGGGTGAAGCTGCACGCGATCGTGGTGACGATATTAAGTTCACACAAGATCAGGAGGTATTCGATCACATCCGATGGCTGGATGAGCAACTGTCGATGGTGGAGAAGGTGCGCGCTGTGTTGTTAGGTGAGCGTCAGAGATTCATGCCAGTCAGTAAGGAGATTTATAAACAAACTCCCACGCAAGGAAATCTAGAAGATCAGCGAGCAGCGATCAACAAAGTTGCGATGGTGCAAAAGACTGTTTGAGTCAAACAACCGCCTGAGGAGGCAATCATGAGCTACAAGACTGACATAGTTAGGTTCCTGTCTGGAGTCATGAGTAAGACTGTCCCTAATCCAGACGCCAAGCATAACCAGGGCGCGTTGATAGGTCAAGCGTTCCTTTGGGATGAGATAGAACGGTACGCCAAGGCGCAGTCTGACGCAACTTGGAAGAAGATGGAAGTCGAGGGTATTATCCCCGATCTCAGTACGCTCGATACAGGTGATCACGAACTAGCATACAGTCCAAGCTTCACCATCCATGCTAGTGTGTCACAGCCAGTCAAACGGTTCAAGCAAGAGGAACTGGCGCAGTTGTTGGCTAAGTCCAAGTACAAGGTTCCGATCAGTGTGACGGCTGAGTTGTGCGATCAAGCTAAGCTGCCAGGTAATCCACAGCGTAAGCTTAAGATCATCGAGCGAGGGTGACATGCGGAACGGCAAGCTGGTTCTCCAGCCCACGATTGAGGAGATTCCGATACCGGAGTTGGAGAGCCGGATTGCGGCCATACGTGAGCGACGCATTGTGGCTGCAATCGAATACGCTGCGAGTAAAAGCTTACAGTTAGAGATCGACAAGGATATGGTTCACCGTAAGCTAAAGGCGCAGTATGAAATGCTCGCTAAAGACTTGGCACGATGTGAGCGTGCGATCTATGCATGTGATGAGCGACTTGTGAAGATCACGATGCTCAAGGATGAAGCTGGCTTATTGGAGGATATGTGATGGCTGAGCGTTTGGGCGATGCACCGATTGAGCCGAGGTACGTAGCGCAGATGAAGGCACTCGCTAAGACTATTGACCAGTTCCTTAATGGTGATGGTGAGAAGAAGACTGGCTTTATTGTCATGATGTTTCCACTCAATACTCACGATGGCCGCGCCAATTACATATCGAATGCGAAGCGTGAGGATGTTGTCATCATGCTTAAAGAGCAGATCAAACGCTTTGAAGGCCAGCCTGACATGAAAGGACATGCGTGATGCAACACAACGAATTCCAGAGGCGCTTGAACGATGCGCATCTAAGTGAGCAGGCCATGTTCCTGCTTAGTTTCTTGTATGAGTCATATGTAGAATTGTTGAAGCAACATGACGAGATGGGTCAAGTGATGTTGTCTCTAGCGAACACCATCCAGCAGTTCATCGGCTTGAATGAGAAGACGTTGCTGGAACTTCGCAAGGTACAGAACCGAGGCACTCCAGGCGTGGAGGTTCACAGTGTACGTAACGATCCAGAGGACGACTGACGTGAAACCAGTTCAAGGCTACATAGCCAACGATGGAACGTTCTTCGAGAGCAAGAAGGAAGCCACACTCTACGAAGCGGAGATGGAGTTGCGGGATCGTATCGTCAAAGAGTATCCGTTAGTCGAACTTGAACGAGTCATGCATTTACTAAGAGCAGTGATGCCACAACTGAGGAGCTACTGCGATGCCTATTTCTACGCACCAAATACTGCCGAAGGCGAGATCGGAGAAGCGCCTGTTGATCTCACGCCCACGCCTGATGGACATACAGGCTTCTTCAACGGCACAGAAGAAGATATTAAAGGCATACTCAAACTCCCGATTAGAGGACATAGCCATGTGCCCGACCTGGGGCATCGTCCATATGCAAAAGAGATACCCGACGGCGGCGAGGTCGATGGCGCTTGAGTGTGGCTCTGCCATGCATGAGATGTTTGGTGCTGTGCGTGTGTGGCAGTTGTCTGAGGTACAGAAGTTACCAGACCATGCGCAGTACACAGGCAAGCGGTTGTTCGGTGCGGGGCGTTGGAACAAGTGCTGGAAACATTGTATGAGTCATACAGACCAGCGCGAGCAATTACTTGAGTTGTGCTTCGCAATCCTTTCGAGTGGCGGGTGGAAGGATGATGACAACGACCGCACGCGGACCATGACGAACATGGAACTGGCAACGATTGTCTACGTCGATGAACGTTTTTATGGATTCGAGAATTGGCCGATCTACGTGGAGGATGAGAAGAATCCTCAGTCTATGGTGGGGATTGAACAAGTGTTTGATGTTACTCTTACTTACGAAGATGGGAAAGAGATTAGGTATATCGGAACGATTGATGGATGTATTATTAAGGCGGCTACTAACCAACATTACCTTGATGAGAATAAAACTGCTGTTCGTCTCGGACAAGGATGGCGGGACACGTTCGACATGAAGCATCAGATTACGGGATATTGTGCTGCGAGTACATCTGTGTTCGGGTTCCGTATCTTGAAGAGTCGTGTAACTGGCTTGCGTATTGGGCAAGGTAGTAAGGCAGAAGATGTGTATCCATTCGAGCCGCTCGAACGAACATGGGACAGTATCCAGCATTGGGGAACTTGGGTTCGAGAGATGGTGGAAACCTATGAGAAATACAAAGACGACTTCGAGAACGCGACGAGATATACCCACTCTTGCAATCGATACTTTAGACCGTGTAGTCTATTGTCGTTCTGTGCGGACAGTCCCGAAGGACGACAGGTCGCGTTCAGCGAGTCGATGGTGGACGCTGAGCCAAGTCCTTCTGAGAGAGCCGTTGGAGATTGATGATGAAGATACTCAAGGAGTTCCCAAAGGGTGAAGTCATCTATGGCATGTGTGTATATGAGGGTGTGTTGATTGTTGCTACCACGTTCGGAGTGTTTCGATTAGACAACGATGAGTTCGTGCCGATACCGTTCGCAGAGGAGATGGGCCGTGCTAAACAAGAAACCAACACAGATGTTGGGACCAGTGCCGGTCACAACGAACGAGGAGACGCCTAAGCGTATGGCTGTGTTGTTGTGGGGTGATGCGGGATGTGGCAAGACAACATTCGCGGCGACGGCTCCAGGGAAGAAGTTATGGCTAAGCTTCGGGGACCAAGAGCATGTGTCCATATCCGATCGACCGGATGTGCAGGTAGCCGACTTCTCGCAGCTAGGGTACGAAGACTTGTTCAAGTACGGACAGAGTGATAACCCGTTTGGATTGGATCAGCATCTTGTAGCTAACCCAGATGTTGAAACTGTTGTGTGTGACTCAATCACAGCCATCGCCTTTCGTGCATTGCAAAAGGCAGTAAGTATGCGACTTGGTGCAGGTAAGAGTTTCACACCGACGATGGAAGCGCCTGGGTTGAGTGCTTATGGTGGACGCAATGCCATCGTGCTCGAGGTTCTCACAGGTTTGTTGCGTGTCACGGCGAAGCATGGGTGTCATCTTATCATGACTGCACACGAGGCTGATCCTGTCATGGATGAAACAGGTGCCGTGCAGTTTGTTACGATCATGCTTGGTGGTAAGCTTGTGAACAATAACACATGGCGACTGTCTGAGATATGGTACATGAGTCAGGATCAAGATCGGCGACGACTCGCAGTAAGGCCAACTCGTAAACGTAGGCCGATGAAGTCACGTATGTTCTCTGGTGTTGGACCACCTGAGTTTGAGCTGATGTACAATGCGGAACGACCTGATGCGGGACAGATGACTATCGCATCCTTTTACGACCAATGGGTGTCGGGTGGTGGAAAGAAGTTACAGACACCTGCTCGTATGAGTCAAACAAATGGAGGACGTAATGCCAAATGAAGATGCACCAACAGTAAATCCAGAACGAGGCGAGCCTGCGCCAGTTCATTATCGTCCGAAGACAATGGAGGGATACATAGCTCCAAGCGTTGTGACTCCCAGAGCCTTGGCACCAGTTTGGAAGATTCAGTGGGACAGGATCACGTATCTGTTTGACTCAACGGCCACGGCTATAGCGAGCATTCAGGCTACGTATCCAAGTGCGACAGTCACTGAGTCGCCGAACAGCACCGACACCATCAAAGTCTATGATGTTACGCAGGGTAGAAGGCTTCAGGATAGAGTTACGGTCATTCAACATGATGTGAACAATGTGGCAGTCACCCTCCCTGGACATGGGACGGATCAGTCACAGGAGTTCTAACCGTGTTCCCTGGCAGGGGACGAATCAGCATCGCTGTGGGCGGCTGCCAACGTGCCACCAAGGAGCAAGACTATGATTGCAGATGACGAGCCGATCGGCATCATCGAGTTGGAAGAGAATCTGGCGGATGTTGAGAAGCCGCCAGAGCTTCCTGCCGGCAAGTACAACGCCGAGGTACAAGACGTGCAGGAGCAAACGTCGGCGAAGGGTAACACCTACTTTTCTGTGAACTTCCACATTGCGCCGGAAGAGTTGCCCCCGGACATTGCGGATCAGTATGAGGACGGTGCCAACCTATATTGGAACCGGACCATTAAGCCCAGGGGTCGCGCTGACAGGCGGGGTATGTTCAATCTCCGCAAGTTCATCGAGGCTCTCGGTCTGGACTCCAACACTACCACGATCGATCCGAATGAATGGATGGGTCGTCCGGCGCGGCTTCACGTTGTCATGGGTAAGTGGCAGGGTGAGGAGCGTGCTGAAATCCGTGCGGTTGAGGCAGCCGAAGAGAAGGCTCCTCCGCCCAAGACTCGTGCAACGCGCGGTGGCAATCGTCGTGGTGCCACTGCTGAGTAAGTGACTAACCGGCCCTGTGTGAGTCATACACTTGCACAGGGCCATCTCTATTGG